ATACTAAAAACTGGTACATATTTTACTTTACTAACATCCAACCCTAATGCAGCTGCTCCATCACGATCAATAGCGTTTTCACTATCAAATATAACAGGTATTAAACCCTCTTTTTGAGCATTAGCTAAAATCTTCTGTAAAATAAAACTCTTACCAGTCATACTCGGACCAGCCAATAAGGTCATTCTATTCCTCGGTATACCACCAAACAACGACCCAGAAACGATACCGTTTAGTACCATAGAGCCCGTATCTAACCAACCATCTACATTACTAATAGCACTTTCATTTAAGAAAGATGCATATGGATTAGATTTATCAATTACAGATAAAATATCATCAATTTCTTTACTCATATACTTCTATTATAGTATATGTTTATCATTTATCAATAAATTCTTTAAACTTATCAGCATCTTTTATTTTTTCAAATTGCATTGTATGTTCATAAACGTTAGTCCATCTATAGATATCCCATTGCCATTTGTTAAAATTTTCTTTACAAAAGTCTGTATATTCCATTTCCCAATCTGAATGAAATGGTACTGAAAACCCATATGATTTCCATCCTAATTTATAATCCCATATTTCTTGTGGTGTCATCATAGGGAACCTCTCAGATTTCTCTGAGAGGCTTAGTTTTATTTTTTTTATTCGTCGTCAAACAACTTAATAACTTCAGGCTCATTACCTGTTGGTGTATTAGCTGATACTAAAACTGGATTTACAATTTTTTCGTACTGCTCTACAATACGAGGTTCAATTGAAAAATTAGTACTAATTGCAATATTGCCTTTTGAATATTCGAAAAAATTAGCTCTTGAACCATCTTCTTTAGGTTGTACAAATTCTTGAAAAAATAAAGGAAATAATTGCACGGCCATTTGTCCGTTTTCCCCTTGTTGAACTGTAATCATAACTGGATTCTTTACTACTAGAGTATCGGATTTATCATCATATAATTCTCCAAAAATAGCTCGTCCGGCGTTATCAATAAATGTAGTATATTTTTTATCTGACATACATATATTTTAATTACCTTAATTAATAAGTCAACTTAATTCGCCTTTTTCTCTCATATTTTTTCTTATTTTTGTAGAGCTAATATTATGTATTTCTTCTCCTAAATTATGCTCAGAAAAAGTATACCCAACTCCTCTACCATAACTTATATCTACAATATTCGGTACAACAACAATAGTATATTCCTTGTTAAATGAGTAACCCTCTTCAGTTAAACATTTCTTAATATTGTTCGTAACTGTAAAAGGGTCGAACGGATTGCTGTCATTTTCTTCCGTAAGTCTTACCATAATACAAACTTGCCCAGTCTTAGCTAAAGCCTTTTTAAAAAGCACTGTATGACCTTTATGCCAAGGTTGCCAACGTCCTAACATTTGTACTGTAGATTTTTTATAATCAAACATTATTAATTTTATTTAAAATTTTATATGGGTTATTACCACCCCATTCTTTTACCCTATAATTGTAAACAGTAGGTTTTTCAAATATTTTATTGGTATCTTCATATCTACCTTCTTTTATAGTATCCATCCATATAGCAAAATCAGCATGGAAATCAGCTCTAGCTTTTTTAGTAGGGCAAACAAAATCTGCTACTGCTATTTTATTACATTTAACAACACCATCGGATAAATATTTCATTCGATTGGCTTGTCTTATACGACCTTCATAACTAAAATCCCAATCATCATACTCTTTACGGATTTCATCTGCATTTAACCAAACTCCTTTTAATAATTTAGATAGCTCTTTAGCTAATGTAGATTTTCCACTACCCGGTAAACCAAAAATTAATATTTTCATAATTATTAACTTAATAAATCAAATAAGTTAGTTTGAACTGCATTGCCAGGCTTTTGTATAGACCATTTAACATTTTCATAAAATCTTTCTATCACAGCATATAAATTTTTCTCAAACATTTTATCATAATCTACATGAAATATTTTTTTAAATTCATCAGGATAATAATACTTGTATGCTAAACTTGGTAAGTTATACGGATTAGGTTGTTGTAAGTAAAAATATCTTACTTTATCTCCCGAACTAATAGTTTCATATTCTTTTTCTATATTAAACTTCTTAAGTAACATATTATGATAGTAAGCAGCTTTAACGTGAATAGGCATACCTTTAGCAGTTTTCCAACCATCACACTGCCCTGCATATTTTTCATAACCTTTTAACCCTGAAACAAACGTTATATCTTCAACTGGTAAGTCTTTAAAAATTTTATAAGTTTTATCTAACACAGCATTCGTTTCAGTTATACTCTGAGTGGATAACATAGTTTCAATTATACCTTTTACGTGAGGTTTAATTGCATCAGGCATAGTACTTCTTACTACTTCTACCCCCGTATACTTATACTTATCAGTAGGTATACCTTCATCGTCTAATACATGTATAACATAACGTTTTTTCTGTAAAAATATACCAACATCAGCTATCATTTCACGTTTAAATACAAACCTACAATCTTTAGAGTTTAAAGCCTTACTACCCCATACTTTAATTTCTTCATTTAAGAAATCTTCAATATTTTGCACTTCATCATAAAATTCATTGCTAACTTTACCATCATCACCTGTAAAAGATAAACCTGCTTTAATTAGAGGTTTTACTGAAATATAACTACTATCAGTATCGTTATATATAATACAATCATTTAAAGTTTTTTCATCTTCTATACCCGTCTTTTTCTTAATATATTTTTTAAGTAATTCATTAGACATTTTAATAACTGCTTGACCAGTTAAAGTAATAGAAGAAGCTATATCATCATCACCGAAAGGTGCATGTTTATTACCAAAGTAACCGTATATAGAATTAATTAAAACTTTAATACATAACTGTTTAGCATCTAATTGCTCAATTTGAAACTTAAGCTTTTGATTTTTATTTTTTAAATATTTTTTTCTTAGTTTACCCAACTCTTTCTTAACGTCAACTCTTTTATTATAATAATAATCTAAAATCTCAGGCATTACCCCTTTACTCTTTTGAGTAAACAATACGTTAGCTTTACTTATTGCTATTTCTTCTTTTTTACAAAACTTCAGAAACTTTTCATGAGTTAAAGTAAATACTTTACCATTTGCATGTCGTATAACTATTTCATTATTATTTTTATCTTCTATTTTACCAACTTTAGTTTCTGGAGACATATTAAGAGATATCATCACATTCGGGTATAGAGAGTTAGCATCAAACGATATAATATTTTCTTGAAAGCCTTGTAAAGGTTCACCTACATAAGCCCCGGGGTTCTTTCCCGAGTCTTCATTTCTAATAAATGAAGGTACACATTGATTACGTCTTCTAGATATAACAGCAGTAGCACCATTAATTACTGAAAGGGAACCCATAGCAGCTTCAAAGGTAGTTAATCCTACATAAGCTAACATTTTAATTAGTTCTGTATACTTTAATTTATCTTCAAGTTTAGTTAGAAGTCTAACGTCTTGAATATTATATTCAACAAACGTTTGCCAATCAGTATCTGATAGAGTAGCAAGATTCATATTACCAAAGTCTACTTTCTTCTCACCTAACTCAGATTCACCAATAGCATCAAGTTTATAACTTTCTTTTATACCTACAGAAAATCTTTTATATACATCTAGATAATCAATTAATGAAACCCCTTCAACATACCATCTTGTTTGCTCTTGACCAAACTGACCACGTATAGTTCTACTATATACATTACCTGAAGGAGATATTCTATTAGTCCATTCATCGCCAAGTATACGAGTACATCTATTTAAAATATAAGGTAAATCAAAAAACTCACTATTCCAACCCGACATAATATCTGGATAATCTTTTTCAATATATTCAACAAATCTCATAAATAGTTCTCTTTCAGTAGAACACTTTATATAAGTTACGTCTTCATCTTTATTATTATAATCTTTAAGACCGAAAGTATAATAATGACGGTTTAAAGAGTCAAAAACTGTTATAACATTGACTGTATGGGTAGGATTAGCAGGTTGAGGAAACTCATCAGGGGAATAAGTTTCAATATCTAAAAATAATACTTTAATAGGGTTTTTACTAAACTCAGTTTTTTCATTTACTTTCCAAAAAGTATCAATTAAGTACTGCTGAACTGCAGGTTGATTCTCGAATACTCTTTTTATACCCGTATCTTTAATATACTTGTATCTATCATATTGGGTTCTAAAACTTTTTTTAATTAATTTAGTACCGTAAATAGACTCATAATCACCTTTACCTTCTACATAAAGATAAGGGTCATATGAAGTAGTTACCTTAATTCTTTTACCTTCTTTATCCCAAGTAAATAAGTTGATACATCTTTCACGGGGATCATAATATATATTACGGTAACTCACACACTAATTATATTAACGTTCCTATAAATATCAATATATGACACCTGAATTTGATAAAGTAATTAAAAAATATATGAAAATATATAATGTTGGTTATAGGGAAGCAGCATCTATTCTTGGTAAAAGGAAGAAGAAAAAATCTATTGTTGAACCGGAAAAACTTACCCAAGGTGAATTAGAATTAGGTAATAAAGATGCTCCTAAGTATGGAGATACTGAAGTTTAATTATATCTAGATAAATTAACTCTTTTAGGATCATCTACCCCATACTGGTATAGTTCTAAATAGCAGTCGATATTTTTATCATCTTCTAACCATCTCGTATCGGCATATTGGCGAGCTTTTTTACAAATTGATTTATAACGTTTTCTATCTTGTAAAGTAGTCTCAATTTGAGCAATCATTTCATCTCCAGTTTTAAATTTAATAGGTGCATTATCATATGTACATAAGTCTTGACAAGCAATTGGTAACCCTAATGCACTAGCTTCTATATATTTTAAATCTGATTTAGCTTTATTAAAAGTATTATCTTCCAATGGAGCTACTATCATATTTACGTTCAAATCAAATAAACCCTTACCATATTCATATAACCTTTTCCATGGATGAAATTCTACTTTACCTGATCTAACTAAATCTACTAATGGTAATGGGTGAGCTCCTAAAAATACCCATTGATATTTATCAATAGTTTTTCTTATAACTTCATTAACGTGGTAAAAATCATCTTTAAATTTAACTCTTTGATCTACATCGAAATGAGCTCCTGAACCTGCGTATAATATTCTTGGCTTTCTTTTATTTTTGTCATAACTTTCCATTGTACGACTTGCATTATAATATCTATCTAACCAAAACTTAGGCATAAAATTAGGTATAACAGTAACGTTTTTATTACCTGATTTTTCTTTATAGTAATCCCTCATAAATGGACATGTAACTGAAATTTCATCAACCATAGACATCATTTCTTGAGATGCTTTTCTTATATTAGGGTCTGCAAAAGCTGTTTTATATTTATTATAATCAGGTATATCTTCATGAAAACATATATCATCTATTTCGTATATTAATCTAAAATTATTTTTATCAGCTAATTGCCTTAACCATTTTACAAATTCCAATTGTGCTGGAGTGGCCTGTCTTTGTATTCTTACCCCTTTAGTTTGAATGTAATAACGTTCATCTACATTCATTACCGTGGTACCTTGAACTATAGCTTTACTATGAGCATTCATTACTTGCTCTGGCCAGAGCATTCTCCAATGACCACAACCAGAATAATCAGCATAATAATTTAAAAATCGCGGTAAATTAACTTCTGGCTGCGGAGATAAATCTTGTTTAGGGGGTTGAGGGTTAGGATTAGTTTGAAATGGCCTACCCATGAAAGGGTTATTAATCTGAAATGGCCGGTTACCTTGTATATACATAATATTAATTAATCAATAAAATTTACTCTTCTAGTGATACCATTGTGTTTTTCTAAAAATATAATATCACCGTTAGCTGATTTAATACTTTCTTTCCGGTGACTAATAACCATGACGCACTCATTATATTTTTCAACACGTTCATTTAATATTTCTAATACTAAATCTACCCCTTTTTCATCTAAACTACTATCAAACAATTCATCATAAAAACTAATATTATAATAAACATCACCTTGTGATTTTCTCATATCCATAAAAGAAAATAAACATGCTAAATCAATAGCTTTTCTTTCAGCTCCGGAAAAATTATTATATAAACAAATTTTACCCTTTTCATTAATAATTTCTTCTTCAAAATATTCATTAAAAGCACATATACAATTGCTATCTAACTTCTTTAAAAAATGGGTTAACTTACCATTAAAATGAGAAAGTATCTTTTTAACTATAAAACTTTTTACCCCTTCTTCACTAACTACAAATTTAACCACGTCCATTAAGTTAATAACCTTTTTAATTGAATCAATTTCAGCTTTAATATCATTTATTTTATTTGTAGTTTCAGTTATTAAATCATCAAATGAATTAGTTTCATTTTTAATATTTTCTATATCTGAATTATACTGATTAATAATATTTTCTATTTCAGTTATATTACGTTCAAGATAAGAAATATTATCTTTTTGATTTTTAATACTTAAAAGTTTATTATCTATTTTAATTTTAGCTGATGAATAACTGTTAATCTCTCTAACTGTATTTTCATATTCTTTTTTATTATCTTTTATATCATTTAAGATGTTATCTAGTATATTATTAATTTTTTCTTTTTCTAATTCTATTAAATCTTTATCATGATCTTCTAATGGTCTCAGACACATAGGACAAGTTGCTTCATCAGTACCAATTTTTGATAAAATATTTTTATTAGTAGTTAAATTAGTTTTTAATTGAACTATTTTTTCATATTTTTCATTCTTATCTTTATTTAAAGTAACTATTTCTTCATTAAGTTCTTCAGACTTTTCAACATAAGGCTTTTCATCTATAGATTCTACAGTAACTTTTTCATCCTTATAGTTTATCAAATCAGTATTTTTAGAACTAATTTGATCTTTAATTCTATCGATTCTTTCATTTTTATTCTCTTCAAAATTATCTACTTGTTGTTGCTGGGTATTTAAATGATTATTAGTTTCTTCTAATCTTGTTATCTCTATATCAAAATTACGTTTAACTTCATTATGTTCATTACGTAACTCACCTAGCATTTTACTAAAAATTTCTAAGTTAAATATTTGTTCAATAAATTTACGTTTTTCAGTTTTACTCTTACCCATAAAAGGTACATGATTATTAAGAGTCATTATAACGCAGTTTTGAAATATTTCAGGTGTAGAAGATAAAACTGTATTAATATATTCATTAGTATTAGATATACTGTCTCTAGTTTTATCATTGCCATTTTTATACACATATACTTTACTAGGATTTAAAGTACGTATAATATCAAATTCATTTATACCATGTTTTGGGTCATCTACAGTAAAAGATAATTGTACTTCACATGTACCTGAAGTTAAATTATTAGCTATAAAATTTTTCTTAATATCTCTTAAAGTAGCACCAAATATAGCAAAATATAATGCATCTGCAATAGTACTTTTACCCACACCATTTCGTCTATCTTCTTTATCTCTATTAATACCAGTAACTATATGCAAACCTTTTTCAAAATTTACCACTACATTTTCCTCACCTATAGATAAGAAATTTTTAATTTTTAATTCCTTAAAGCTTACGTATTTCATCTAACTCTCTCATATAAAGATTGAGAATAATTTACCACATCTTTTTTATTTTCTATATCTAACATATTAACAAACTCTTCAATTGCATGTTTAATATCAACACCTGATAAATCATAGTCTTGATCATTCTCGATCTTAAGTTTATTATAGTTTACATCATAATCAATCCTTAATTCAACAGGTTTATAAGTAGTCATTTTAGTTATTAAAGCATCTAAATGATCACTACTAATATTTTTATCAATAATTAATTTTATAATATTACTAGGTAATGTATCTTTAAAAATGTCTTCTACATTTGTCATTTTAATTAACTTGGATAAAATAATTTTTATATGTTTAGGGGTAATATTGTTTTCAAAAAAATCATATGACATATTATCTAAATCTAAAATATAATATCCTTTAGTTTGCATTGTATCTCCAAAATCCATTTCAAAAGGATTACCTACATAAATTATAGAACTACCTTGCTTTTTATAATGTTTTTCATCTCTTGCATGAAAATGACCGGTAAATATTAATTTAGATTTTTCTACTAATATATCAGGATTATCACCATGATCACAAATCTTAAACATATTCATTTTAAAGTTTTCTAATTCAAAATGACCAAATATAAGATCACTATTAGGAATATCATCAATTTTAGTTCCCCATGGACAAAACGATATTAATTTACCTTTATAATCAACAGTAGCAAGTTTATCATATACGGTTAAATTTTTATAACCTTTTAAAATGCTTAAACTATTGATTTCAGATGTATCTTTGTACCAAGCATCATGGTTACCAGTTATCATTATTATATTAAAATCTTTAAATTTATCTAATAAATCTTTTGCAAAATTTAAAGTTTTAACTGAAATTTCATCTCTATAGTGAAAGAAGTCACCACAGAATATAATATCTTTTATATTATGAGATTTTAAGTTCACAATATACCAATCAACCCATTTATTAGCTATACCTAACCAGAAATCATTATTCTGGTGCACACCTAAATGTATATCAGAAAATATAGCTACTTTATTCATTAAAATCAGTATCTACATCGTCACTCATAGGTTTAACGTAAACTCTACCATCCATTGAATCTAGCATTTCTTGCTCATAAACCTTTTCTTTATATTGACTTAAAGTTTCAGCATGCTTTTTTTCTTTTTTTATTCTATTAATAAAAGCATGAAAAGCAATTGTAGTAAAATATGAAAATGGATTATGTTCAGATTCGATATTAAACTTTTTATTAGTAACAGCAGTATACATTTTAACTAATGCATCTCCAACCATTTCATCTCTGTATGTATAATTAATAAAGTTAGATGAATAACTTAAACCATGAGCAATTTTATGTATCATATCACCTAACTTTGGTGTGCAATCACCGCATTTATAATATTCTACTAATTCAGCTTTTAATTCTCGTGGATCTACATAGTATTCTGTCTTTTTAGGTTTAGGACCCCTACGCTTACCGGTAGTTTTTTTAGTATTAGCCATATATTAATTATAAATTAAGTAATTTATTTTTCAACTATATCAGTTAATGTATAATTAATTTTTTCTAAATCGTAAATTTCTTGTCTTTTATCACCATGACGTATACCATATTTTAATTGATCACATAT